TGCGAACGTACAGACTGCTGCTCTGCCATGATGATTGCATCACGGTGGAACAAGAGTGCAGCACGAGTGTCTACTGAAGACGCAGTGTTGTCACCAGCTGCTTCAATAGTTCGGCAGTTAGCTGAAACGTAAACGTCTACACCGTAGAGGTTACCAATAAGACCACTGTTGACAGCCTGACCAGATACAAAGTCAGAAGACACGTAACGGTCAATACCCATGATAGTGTTACGAACAGAAGGTGGGATGATAAGCGCACGTCCGTCCATAGGTACGTTGTTGTCATCAAGCTTCTGGATCATGTCACGGAAGAACGCATCAGTGAATACGTCGTTTGCGTCCATTGTGTCGTCAACGTACTGAGTAGTAGTACCGTTGTCATTGAAGAAACAACCAGTGTGCTGGTAGTCAGTTTCTGCTGGGCTGAATACAACAGCGCCGCCGTCACCAAAGCCAGTACCTGCAGCGTGAAGGTCATTGTCGATTTGTACAGCAAGAGCATAACCAGCGTCTTCAGTGTAGAACTGACGCAGGCTAGAAAGAGCTTGTACTTCTACAATGTCCTCAATCAAGCGTGAGTACTCGAAGTGACGGTCAATGTCAACAGTCAACTCGCCTTCAGTGTTTGCAATGATAGTGACTGCTGTATCAGCAACCTTAGCATTTGCATCACCACGGACGGGCTTAGGCACATGTAGCTTGTCGCCTTTCTTGCCAGTCATAGCAAGCTTCTTGACAAGTGGAGCCATCTTCAGGTTCTTTTGGTAAGCAGCAATAATCTCGTCACTCCAAATTTCTGGAATGAAAGTATTCGCCTCTGTCTTCGCAGTAAAACCGGCTGCGCCCGGAAAAGTTGCAGTAGCCATGTCAATCTCCTAGATTATTTGACTCGACCCTCCGCATAAGCTGCCATAATTTCTTCGGACAAAGCTTGATAACGGTCAGGGTCATTCTTCATTAGTTTAATAATGTCGGCCCTGCGATATACCTTCTTACGTGATCCCTCAGCACTGCCTCGTGCATTGCCTGTATTAGCTGCCTTTAGTGATTGCTTACGTGCCTGTTTTTCAACATTGGCGGTTTGCTGAGCAACTGTCTTACGTTCTTTCCAGAGTGAAAACAGTTCATCAGCAGAGTCAGCATCATACTGTTGGTCAGCCGCTACAAACAACTGAGTCCTAATCTTAGATGCCTTAATCCATTCTGCAAACTTAGGGTCACTAAGAATGTCTTGCATATCTGGATGTTTAGCTTGAAGAGTAGCAAGTGACGACTGCTTCTTGTACTGCTCAGTGTACTGCTGCGCTTCTCTAATCTTAGGATGATTCTCAATAGCACGATTGACTGCACCTTGAGGATCTGTAAAATAGTCTATATCGTCTTCAGGCTCAACGTGTTGTTGTTGAGGTGCTGTTGGTTGTTGTTGACTAGAAATGTAATCATCAACTACCCTACGAAGTTCGCCTACTTCAGAAGACTGACGACCTAAAAGCTTTTCAGCTTCTTGGTGCATTTGTACTACTTCTTCTAAAGACTTACCTTGATACTTATCTGGTAAGTTGGATTCTTCTGGCTGAGGTTGCTCAACTTCTGGTTCTTGTTGAATCTCATTAACTTCGTTTTCAATGGCGTCCACTTTGTCCTCTTCAGGTTGTGGATCAAGCATTGTTGCTCTTGACATAATTAAACTCCGTGATTATAATCATTATGGAGAGGATTTTTTACCTGCTTTTTCGTGCTCTCGTACCCATTTCATGTGGCGTCCGGGAAAGTCCCCAGAATGGCCTTCAAGTACAAAAGACGGGGCAGATACCATTTTAGTAGCGTTAGCGCCACAACCGCACCTACTGGTTGTAACGCCAGACTCTACCATTTCTTCAAAGACATGTCCGTTAGTACAACGGAAGTCATAAATTTTAAACATCTACAGGGCCTTCTTCTTCGGCTTCTGCTTGGTCTCTAGCGGCCTCTATAGTAGCCTGTAGATTAATTACTGTTGCAAAAGCAGCTACCTGACCTTTACGAAAGAAGAGGTCTTCTTCGTTTTTTACAGTCTGAATATCTGCTAATTGAGTTGCGTTAGTAGAAAGCTCTTGAATGAGTTGTTTGAAACCTTCGTGGTTGAAGAGTTCATTATAGTTATTAAAATAAGTTTCAAGCTCAGGTGTCATAAGTTTCTCTAAAGTTGTTAACTATAGGTATAGTATAGCAGATTTTTAGTCGTTTGTCAAGTCTTTTCTTAGGGCTTCTTGACGTTTACAAGCATGGCACTCGCCACAGACGACAAAACCATTACCTACTTCTGTAGGTTTTCTACAGGACCAGTACATCCCTCGTAGCTCCTCAGGCATACTTAAGTAGATACCTTTGCTGCGTTCTAAGGATATAACCGTCATTTCTTCAAACGGTGCTAACCAAATAGGTTTACTTCGTCGGTTTGTACACAGAGCGTTTAGCACACCTTGTGCCTCTGCTCCTTCTTCTCTGCCTATACTGTAGTCTCCAGTGTACACAATGTTAAACTGTTTACTGATTGCAGAGGACACACGCATAGCTTGGAATAACGCTAGGGTCATGTCCTTGCCTCCGGGGTACTGCGCTTTTAAAGAGTAAACAGAAGAAGAAAACTCAAAGGGTCTTTGGTTTTGCTTCATGTAGTTAATAGAGTCCAGTATAGCCTCTGCTTCAGCTTTACAACGTCCTTCTGAATTGTCTATGTGTATTGAGTGTACGTGTATGTCTTGTTCTGTGTGTTCCAAAAGATTCCAAAGTAGTGACACACTGTCCATACCTCCGGAATACATTACTATGGCTTTTTCGTTTTTATTTCCTTTAAAGTAGTTTTTGTTGAAACAGATGTCTAAAGCTTGCTTTACTTTAGTTTCGTAACTCACTTTTTTCTACGTCTCCCTGAGGCAGTTACCGCATGTTTTATTTTTTTAGGTCCTGTCTTACGTCGTGCAGAAGAAGCCTTTTCAGCCTTGGTCATCTTGGCTGCAACAGCCTTAGGTCTGCAGGAAGGGTACGGACGTTTCTTTTTTTCTTTACCACTACGTCCGCACTTTTCGCCTGTTTTGACGTCGACCCACTCTTCAGCAAACCATTTGGTTAAACCCTTCTTGGGACGACTAGCCCCTCCTGTCTGACGTTTTCTAGGCATAAGTACCGCCACGTTTTTTGTAGGTCTTGACTATCCAAGCAGAAGCGTAAGCACTAGGAAAAACATCAAACTTGCGTTTAGCTTCAGATTTTACCCTTGAGTAAAGTGCCTTGTTCTTTACATTCTTAGGTATAGTGCTTTTTGCCATAACTACTTACCCTTTGGCTTTTTTACTTTCTTCTTTTTTCCGCCGTATGCGTTACCGTATCCCATAACTATCTCCTTACTTTTTGTGAACTTTTTGGACTTCAAAGTTTGCAGCTTTGGATGAGCCCTTGTGTGGCTTGTAGCCGTCTGCAGGGTCTTTCATTAGTTTATAACCTTTGCCGCTTTTCATCCAGTGATGGCCTTTAGGTGCATTGACTTTCATATTATCACCACTTCTTACACGACCAGTATCGTGCCGTTAGTTTGCTGGGTGGGTTTGTGTCACACTTGTGACGTGCTCTAAACGACTTTCGTCGTGCAGGCTGGTCTTTCTTGATAGTCATCTTAGCGTCACCAAAACGTATGGTCTTTGTCTTGTCACCTTCTTTGGCTACTACTACAAACTTCTTAGTAGGGTGACTAGGTGTTCGCTTTGGTTTGTTGTACCCGCTTACCCCCGCCCGTGCTAGTTTTGGGTCCTTGGACTTGGGCATTAGACAACTCCTCCACCTTGGCTTCCAGTTCCGTTATTCGGTTCCATTGGTGTTGAAACTCTTGGTTGGTTCTCTGGAGTAGCGCTCTCAGTTCGTGGTCTGTCAACATTAGTTTTACCTTCTATTTCTCGTTTTTTAAGGAGAGTATCAGCGACACGCATACGACGCTCAAACTCTTTGTCTTCTTGGTCACCTTCACGTAAGTTTCGAGTGACTGCGTT